GTATGTTGAGTCTACCTGTGTAGTTACTCTTGTTTGATTAGTGGACATTCATTACCTTAGTGTTGAATTTTTCTTACTGAAGATCCCACGGAACTCCATCTGAGTGATGTTGGTCGGGGACGGGGTATTGTTGGAAATCTCGATTCGAGTGTGATCCGCAAACCCGTATACCTTAGAGAGGAAGCCACCGTTCTCTTGAACGAAGGTTGTGTTCTCTAGGTTAGTGGCAGAGAAGGTACTAATGAGCGGCTCTGTGCGGCCACGGCGGAACGACTTGACGGTATAGGTACCGGTCTTGGCGTGTCGTAGAGTCAGAGTCTTTAGATTAAGTACCCCGTCAATGATGTTGTTGTCCTGTCCGCGCTGATATTGCGTTGACAGCACTACCTTCATGTTGTAGTTGTTACCAAGGTACACCGTCTTACCGATGTCAGCCTCTAGATCTACGCCAGTGATTACAATCAAAGACGAGTTACCTGTAACGGTGATGGTTGCTGGGTAGACTGAGTTAGCGTCAGCTCCAAACTCTGATCCGAGTACTACTACACAGTCTGTCATAGACAGTGCGTATGGTACCGAGAACTGGGTGGTGATGCCAACAGCTGTAGTATTAGTACCATCAATTACAAGGGCGTGTCGATAGTCAATTCGAGGAAGATCAGTACTCTCTGCCTCTAGGCTTGACCGCATTAGATACCACCCGCTTGATCCTTCTTGGCTTCGCTTAGATGCGGTGTATAGGTATTCATCCCATACGTTAATGCCATAGATGGAATCAATGTCAGCTAACTGGTATCGCCAAAAGGCTGACTGAACTACTTGATCGCCCGAGAACCGGTTGCAGTAGATGTAGATATCCGATTGGTTATCTTCATCGACGGCCACAACGTAGCTTTGTGCATTAGCTGTACAGGTAGCTCCGATGTTTCGTGGGAGGTAGCCCTGAACAGTAGCTGACACTTCGATGGCTGTATTTAGCTTTCTACTGTCACTGTTGAGATAGATGTATAGTCGGCCAGCATCCCAGAAGTAAATCTGTGAGCCGAGAGTCTGTGGATCTACTAAGTCTACCGTAGAGTAGAAGGTGGTACTTGAGATTTCAGCTGTGAGTGGGGAGATCAAACCATTGTCTCCCTTAAGTTCAAACTGTACACTGCTCTTGGTATTTAAGAACAGAAACTTATCGAATGGAAGCATTGCCGTGATTTCAGCGTAGACGTTACTAGCTGCTCTAACATCGATGGGATCCGCAACAGTGATATTGGATGGATCCTTGATCCAGAGATCTTCTAGTGAGCCGAGCTGAGATGAGAACACAACGTCACCCGCAGAGAAGAAGAGTCTATCGCGGAAATTACATAGTGATGTAATGTTAACGTGTCGGGCTTCCTTATCTAGATTCATGAACGGTGATGGCCCGGGATTGGTATCCCTGTCGCCTACCGTTCGATGACCCCACTCAATTGGTTCGATGGCGAACTTGGTGCCATCGAATGTGAGTCTCTGTGGCATACGGTACTTGTCAAGCACTGAACAGTAGTCAGGTGTTCTGACTTTCTGTGTGAATGGTTTACCAGTGCCGATGATTCCACTAAGGCCTGATGCCTCTGCTGTGGTAAAGTTGACGATGCGGTAGTAACCGGCATCTAGTGCTAGGTACGGAGCATCACAGTAGTAGATCTTTCCTCGACCATTAACAAGACTAGCTCCAGCAGAGTTTGCAAAGGCTGTCTTTGGGTCGTATAGAATCGTAAGCATGTCCCTAGCTGACACATCATCTGGGGCTGCCAGTATGTCTGAGTTGTTTACGTAAAAGTCATTCTTATCAGGCGGGAACCTGATCTCGCTGAAGTTATTTACAGACTGTCCCATCCAAGGTAGTTCAAACGAACCGTAAACAAAGTCTTCAACTGGTATGTACTGAGCTAGCCAAGTCGTGTCTAATATGTCTCCCGGTGGAGGCGTGACACCGTCTCGATACATACGTCCGTCTGTTGTCTTTACAATTTTAGTAGAGGTGTAGTAAGTAACCTTACCACCAATAGTATCAGTAGTTAGTGTCTCATATCCGTTTAGACCCACCGTCTTACCGTTAGTTCCGCTGGTAAAGCCAGCAAAGACTTCCGTATTGAGGTAGAGAATGTTGGTACCAAACTGTACCGTCTTAAGAACTTTTCTAGCGTCACCCTGACCGTAGATCATGTAGGCCCTAGAGTTTAGGTCTACTGTTCCAAGGGCCAGAAGAGCGTTGTAGCGAGAACTAACGGTTCCACCTGTACCGTAGAGAGCTAACTGATAGATAGGGTCTCTTTGATCATTAGCAGAAATAGGATCAGTACCGTTCCACACTAAAGTTGAATCGGCTGCATCCCACTGGTATGCTGGGGTAGCATTAGTCCAAGAGTCTCCATCGATCTTCATTACATAGAAGAGAGTTGAAGCGGCTCCAGTAGCATTACGATCTACGATGATGAGATAACGATTCTCTCGATCTAGCGTGAACCACACAAAGTGTGGGATTACCGTAAGCGGTAGGAAGCTGAGGTTGTACTGGCCTACCCCACTCAGGATTGAAAACCCAGGTCTCTTCTCAACGGATCTCTCTAGTGAGATGAGACAGTTATCTAGGTCTTGCGCCATGAACGGTGAACGCTTGGTGTCTGGCTGTCTACCTACGCCACCACTCAAGGTGTAGATTGGGATCGTGGTAGGGCTTGCCATTACATGCCACCATTCCAGTAGCGTGGATTAGTGTACATGTTTCGGTACACCGCTTCTCTTGCGGTCGGGTTAGACCACAGGATGTTCCACTGGCTATCGTTTACATTGTCTGCCTTTGATTTGATCTTTGCAATAGCTTGATCTTCTGCAAGCAGACGGTCGGTGTACTGGTCACCTTGTGTCATCATCTGATACTTTCGCATTGCTTCCGAAAGGATAGCCCGTTGTGATGATGTATCGAGATTCTCCCAATTCAAGAGGGCAATGATTTCTACATAGTAGTCACCAGCAGCCCACTGATTTGTTTGATCTGTCATGTTGTAGAGTTCTGGGGGATTAGCCTCAGTGACTCTGGATTGAATAGAACAGTTAAGTACGGTGCTAAGTACTGGAACAACCAGCGATGCACTTAGTACTCCTTCGTAATCAGCATTCGGATAACCGAGCTGGATAGTTCCAGTCTCAGTTAGTGTAATCTTCTTTACGATTTTGTTGTCAAACTGGCCACGTAGTTGGTGGCTCATACTGACTTGACCTAACAAGAACTCAGCGATTCCGGTATCGATACCGGATGCCTCGTTCAGATCTGCGACGAGGCTTTCACCTGATGCAAGAAGCATCATGTTAACCGCGTTCAACTTTGATAAATATCCCATGTGTGTGTCCTTTCTGAACGGAGGGAAATTGGAAAACCACCCTCCCCCTTTCGGGGGAAGATGGCATACGACAGCGTAGGTAACGCTGAAGAGAAAAAGATCACCGTATCTTTCTTGTCTAGAGGAAAACCTAGAGAGAGAAAATAGCGATAACAGAATCTAGTATTAAGTATTGAGGTAAGGGAACGCACCTGAAGTAGTTGCGCCGTATTCTGAGGTAACTACGGCTAGTGCGCGGAGGTATCCACGGGCAACAGCAGATTCTGTACCGCCAAGGTGAGCAGTGTCAACAGCAACGTTGAGAGAGGCTCCGCCAGAGACGAAGAGCATCGGTGAGCCAGCCGTACCTGAATTCTGGGCAGTTGCTCCAATGAGGAGAGCGGCACACTCTGGACGGAGTACGCCGGTGCCGTTCAGGCAGCTAGCAACGGTGAAGGTGGTGTTGCGACGAACGTCATCAACAGTGTCAACCTTCATGCCTTGGAGCTTGAGGGAAGCAACGCAACCCTTTTGGAAAATCATACCAACAATTCCGGCTTCGTCTCCCTTGAAGTTATACCGTGCTTCACCAATGTTATTAGCGGCAGTAGTAACAGTATTGGAGATTGGGAGGTGATTGCTCTTCATGATGGTAACGCCCATGTACTGAAGAGTATCTTGAAGGTTGTTAAGACCTTGTGAGAGCGGAGCACCGAGGCCACCAGCTGCCGCAACCCCACCGAACATTGGCTGCATACTAACTGACGTAAGGTTAGTAACCGCAGTAACGCCAAGCGCACGAATGTCTTGGAACGCTCGTGGAGTCACCGCAAGATAAACGCCATCAGTTGGTACGTTGTTCTGTTGTAAGAATACAACGTAATCTTCGCAAACTTTGAGCGCGGCAAGTGCAGCTGTGGCTCTATCGGATGCGGGCGCGGCAGCGTTAATGGTTGCTCCAAGATTCTTGAAGGTGGGATCAGCGAATACCGGGCCGGTAACCATACCGCGCGGATCTGAGCTAATAGCATCTTCCATACCAGCACGTGCAATATAAGCAGCAATCTGCTTGTCACGGGCATTAGCAAGAGTCTGGCCAGCTTGACGGGCAAGTTCAGATCGGAACTCCCACTGAGCTTGCATAAGATCGATGTTGTCAATTTCAAAGTGAGCCGCAATCGGACGCTTGTCAAGCTTCACTGCGATGGTGCTTGAGCTTGATGTGCCACTATTGAGTTCAACACCAGCGTTCCACGCTGCGGTGAGGGCGATTGTGCCAGTTACTGGGAATTCATAAGCAACGCCACCGGATAAGGTCTTGTGTTCAACAAGCCCCTCAAATACGTTGTATTGGTCGTAAGCGTTGATTGTTTCACCGCTCCAGACGGAGAGCCAGAGCTTGTTTGCTCCAGCTACTGGGCCGGATACGCCAACGGTCATGCTTGTACGGAGTGCTGTTGCTGTGAGATCAGGATAAGCCATTGTAGTGTTCTACTTTCGATTAAAGTGTGTTAAAGTTTGTCTTAGACATACGCAGCTCAACTGCTAGTCTAAATTTATCGTCCCGCGAAAAGCGTGGATCGTTTCGTTCTGATGAGAACTCAGCCTTATTAGTATAAGGGCCATTGTTAATAACAGCTTGGGATTGACCCACTACCTTATTACTTGACTGAGTTGGCTCATTGGCGGTACGCTTTGGGGCGGCCATTTCATATTTGGCCTTGAGTCCCAGTAGCGATACCTCCCAAGAAGGTGACGCAAGCGATGCGTTGATGTTAGCTTGTTCTGTCACGGAGAGGTTCTTACTAGCCCAGTCAAAGACCTTAGCTAGTACGTCCTTTCCTCCGATCTTAGATGCTGCTTCACCGTATGCTTGTTGAAGACGGGCCTTCTGACCCTGAAGGAAGTCATTAATCACGAAGTCTGGAAGGTTGGTCTTCTTCTTGATTTCGGTTAGCGTAGTCTCTGATAGAGAGTTACTAACAGCGAACTCAGTTGAGTACCGTGTCCATTCTTCTTGAGTTAATTGCTGTGCTTCTGCCTTCGTCTCTGGCGGTGGCTCAATCGGTTTGTTTGGAATCCGCAGTTCCTCTGGAATCACGGGAGTTGCCTCCGGTGGTTGCTCCTGAGCTACAGGCTCTGGCACTTGCTTCTTGAGCTGAGAGATTTCTTGACGGGCTTGGGTGTACGCACCCTGAGCCGATTTGAGGGCATTGAACCACGCTCCAACTGATTCAAAGTTTTCTGGAACTTGAATGTTGTTAGCTGAAACGTGCTTTTCAAATGCTTGTGTTTCCCGTGCGATGACGGGATCTACAACCTGTGATTGTTCCACCGCTGGTGGAGTCGTTGGTGTTTGGTCTGACATGGTAGTCCTTATGGGGCTGGGTTAGTGTAAGTCATGGTGAAAGTTGAAGCAGCACTACCAGATGTGGTATTATTGTAGGTAACTGTGGTTACTTTAGGTACACCAATTGCGGTGTAGCCCGTGCTGTTACATTTAAGCTGTACGTATGAGACACCAGCGGGAAGAATAATCTGCGTCTGTGAGGGAACTAAAATAAACCCATCATCTTGTGGAGAAAGGGTAAGGTTGTCTGGTGGGTTGCTCACAGTTACCGCCTTATAGTACAGCTGTACATCATTGTTGTTTTGGGAGAATTTGTAGGAGATGGGTACATCTTGACCGCTTACAATTTCTTGAGTGGGTATGGAGTAAAGCGGTGTCTGCGGTGTGGCCACAATGTCGCTAATGCTATACGCTACGTCACTGTAATTATTGTTCTGGGGATTGTCTGGGGCTAGCAGTATCATGTTACTAACATTTAAGACCGCCGCTACAGCGTTACCCGGCGCGTTAGTATCTCTAATAGCCGCTCCGCACCACATCCCAACTTGCCAATCAGGATCGGGTAGACCGACATGGGTGTAAATTAGTACGTTATCAATGTAAAAAAACGCCTTGGTATTGGCTTCATTTGTCTCGATGTGAAAATCGTGAGCAGTGTTGTGAGTAATGCCAGTATCAACGTAAGCTAAATTTTCATACACTGTGGTAGCAAGCTCATCATATGCTTGAGTAACGTTAATGTACCACTTACCCCCAGTGCTAAAATCTGCGAGGAAGCACATGCTCATCTCAATGACTCTATTGTTAACATCGTAGATACCATAAGTTTGAGCGTGTGTACGATAAAAGCCAAGAATGTGGAGCGCCTTTACCCCTAGAACCTCTACGTAAGCCCTCGCTGAGTAATAGTGTTTACCCAGATTAGAGTACATACGAAATGGCGGGGAACTCGGAGTACGGTTATTACCGCTATCCCGGATTTCGGCTCTACTATTTGCTGTCCCCGGATGAGTCATTAACCTTGCTCCGGTATTGGAGTAGGTTATGCTGCCCGTGTTTGCGGTAGGAACACCTAATGGCCACTCTCCGGCAGCACTGCTCCAGCTGTTTTTGCCTGTTCCGTTCATAGCCATAGAGTAAGCACTAGTAGCATTAACAATAGGCATAGCTGCCAATGTTCTTTTAAGGGTGGAGTGCTTGGACTTAATGGCACTAACAACTTGCTGCGCTTCCTGTAGACCGTTAAACGTACCGACATACTTAGTTTGGTTAAGCGTGACGGCAATACGTCTATCTGAGGTCATGGAGTACTTAACTGAATGAAGGAATGGTATGTTAATACCACATGCAATACTTTCTAATGAACTCATTGTGGCATTCCTTGCTGCATCATCTGCATTGCTTGCTCCTGTACGGCAGGATCTTGTAGGGCATTTGATGCCATACTTCCAGCTGCCTGTCCGGCGGCATTAGCTGCGGCATTGCCCATAGCTCCCTTAGTCTGCATCTGCATTTGCTGCTGTTGCATTTCTGCTTGCTCCTGCTTAATGACTTCTGGATCTTTAACCCACATGCGTGGATCAAATCCGAGTGAAGAGATTAGCTGTGAAGCGTAGGCATCCCACTTAAAGGTTGCGATAGCTTCGGGTGGTAGGTTACGAACCATGTCGCCCATTTGCATGAGCTTTTGTAGATCGGTATCACGACTGAGGGCTTGTAGGCCTGTGATGATATCGACGCTAAGTGTTGAGTCTTCATCGAAGAACTGTTCTCCAAGTGTTGGATCCAGTAAACCGTTATCAAGCATCTGCACTAGGCAACGCTTTACGAGCGGCTCCATAAGAGTCCGAGCAATCGAAGAGAACGCGCCACCAAGGATGGTCTCCAACTCAGAGCCAATCATTCGGACGGCTGTTGCCGTTACACGATCACCTGATGGAATGGCTTGACCAGTACTTAGGAAGGCCTGTCCAACCTCACGTCTCATAGCTTCGACAGCATTACTTGCTGCTTGTACCTGTGAGACCATAGTGGCGGCTGGCGAGATGGTAAAGACATCCGGCTGACGGGCGGATACAAATGATCCGTTACGTCGAGATGCAATATCATCTACCTCAGTTACACCGGAGGGGTCGATGCCGATCCAGAATGTGGATGCAGCAGCAAGACCTTCGATCTGTGCCTTGGTAAAGGCTTCAAGAGAAAGGATATCACCGAGGATGTCTTCACAGTGTGATCGACCATAGTTCTCTCCCGTCATGCCGGTCCAGCGAAGGACGGCAAACGGACAGACTAGGTATTGACCAGTTGATTCAACTTCACCTTTGGAATCTTCCTTTGAGTAGTGCCAGACGTTATGCTCTTTGTTATAAAGATACTGACATACGAGAGTACGGAAGCCGTCTCTGTATTCAATGTCTCCACCCTGGAATCGAATATCGTCTGGATCGATTGATTCGTACTCAAGGTGTAGGACTTCCATGACTTCCCCCATCACATCACGCTGAACAACGTATTGATCAAGGCGATATGTGGTGAAGAAGTAGTCTGTGTCCATGATGATGAGACTGTCACCAACTACAATCAATGACTGTAGTGCTTGGTAAACGGTCTCTCTTAGATTTGTTGAGATTAGTTTGCGGTATACCTGATAGCTTAAGGTCTCGAGGTAAGCGTCAACTTCATGCGGTGCCTCAGATCCATCGACCATTCCGAACTGAAAGAACGGAGCGTCATTGAGGGGAATCAATGCTGATAGGATTCGAGAGCTGAGTGAAGTTACTCCACGGCTTGACACCGAAGAGTACGGTTGTGGTAAAGCTCTGTGGTCATCCCATCCTTCTGGTGGAAGGATCATAGGGATAGTGAGAGCTGAACACGAACGTGAGCGATACATCTTACCTGAGCGGTTGCCATCTAGGGTTTGAAACCTAGTTAGTAAGTTCACTTAGGCTTGGTATCCTTATAAGGTGCTGCTGGTTTGGTCGAGGTGACTCCCTTATCGAGAGCAGTAAAGAAATCTAGGTTACGGATTTTATCCTTTTTCTTATCTTTCTCTGCTGCATCGCCTTCATCAATGACGGCTTGCTCTGCTAGGTTAGCTTCAGCAATTAGAAGCTCTTCCTCACGCGCAAGACGATCACGTTCGGCTTCGGCTCTTGCCTCCCGATCCTTTTCATCTTGAATAGCCGCTGTTCGACGGCGATCTTCTTCTTCCCGCTGGAACTTTCTTTCTTCTGAGAGTAGTTTCTCGTGTTCGTCGGCGGTCATTCCGCCGTCAATTTTAGGTGCGCCCATTAGAGTGGCCTTTCTGTATGTGTTTGACCCATGTATATGGTACCACTTTGCATGGCCCCCGCTAGGGTTGCTTGGTGAATGGCGTTAAATCTAGCTTCGGCATCAATGCGATGCCTAGCTGCTTCAGTTTCTTGATACTGGCGTTGCTCTTTGGAGGTAATGACGTACTCGTTGTGAGATTTTTCAGCTCCGAGCCAGTCATATGCGGCCTGTCTCATCTGATGTCCGATAGGAACAGCTTCGCCTTCCTTGAACTTTCTTCCCTTACGATATCCCTTGACCATTTTGTCCATTGAAATAGCGTTACCATTTGCATCAAAGAACGAACTCATGTCGAGTGCGTCTTTGTAGTTGGGGTCATTGCGGTTCTGTGGGTTATTCTTCCTACGTCTTTGACTGTAGGTATTGAGTAGCCCCTCAACCGCTTGCTGATTGCTAGCCATTATGGCTTGCTGCTCTTCTGCCTGTCTTCTATAGGAGTCAGCTGTCCCTCTATAGTAGTCTTCCATAGCGGAGGACTGATGTACATAGGTAGCATTACGCATCTTGCTAGTTGCTTCACGCATCTGGCCGATGGTAGCACTACCTTGGTTGTACCGAACGAGCATGTTCTGATACTCGTTGATTGGGTCATACGCCACGACTTTGCTCCTTCTCTTGGAGCTTTACGATGGTCTCTAGCTTAGCTAGGATTTCCATCTTTCCCGCTTGGAAGGCTAGGCTTCGTGCCAGCTCCTCGTTTGACTGAGTCGGGTTGTACTGAAGTGGGGCTAGCCACTCCTTTGTTATCTTGATCCATTCCGGATCTAGATAAGGATACTTTGATTTCATTTACTTCCTTCTGTAGAGCCAGAATGGCGTTTGTTAGGTCTCTCGATAGTCTTCCAAATTCAGGGCCGCTAATAGGTAGCCCCTGATTTACTTTATATAGGATTGTAGGATCCATGATGTTCCTTACTTTAACTCGCAACCGCCAGCGGTGCAAGCCATCGTGTGTGATGATGTGGTTGTATCGGTCTTCTCGTACTCAGGCAACAGTGTAAAGTCAATCTGTACATTATTGAAAGCCTTGTACTCTTCTTCTGTGATTTGCTCGAATGGAGCTTGCTCATAGGTGTGCTCAGTCTTAGGTAAGAATGAGATACCAGAGATGGAATCGAAGTTGGCGTAGACCATCGACCCAAGAGTTAGGTACTCTTCGTCAGTGTAGTTGATTGTAACGCTTGGCTTATGCATACAGTAGTAGTCTGCATAGATGCGCCAGAGGATTAGGTGTTGTTCTGCTGTGAGATCCTGAGTAGTGAGAGCGCCGGTTGGGGCTTTCATTGCAAAGGAGAACACGGCGGTTGATTCTGGGTTCATTACACAGTCTTCCACCTGTACACCAAGGTCTGACATTAGGTTATAGAGCGGATCTTTCTTGTCGATACGCACTCTACGGAGGTAGAATGGAGCGTACTGAGGGTGGAGACCAGACGATGACCCAGCGAGGCAGCTTGTTGTGCCTTCTGGCTTGATGCACGTGATGGCCTTGGATGGCGTGGTGCCAATCTTCTCAGCCCAATGCTTATTTACTTCGATGGTTAGGGTCTTAAGCTCACCAAGGAACTTAATGAGTTGGTACATTGACACCTGACCACTCATAAATAGGTTGTCAAAGATGCCTGTCATTGAAACGCCAAGAAGTCTCTCGTCTTCGCTGTTATCTTTCCAAGACTTGGAGAGATATGGGAAGTAAGTGAACTTAGATTGAATGGTACCAAGAATGGTAGCCATCTCAATCTTATCGACGATGTTCTCGAGTGTGTCGTAGTCACGCACAACGATGGTTGATAGGTTACAGAACTGATTGGGGCGTAGAATGATCTCAGAGCATGGGTTTGTACCCAGTCTGGTATCTTCTGGCACTGACCGCGACTCTCTAACGCACACCTTCTCGAGTGCTTCTCGATTGAGGATGCCCCGTTCACCTGAGAACGAGTTGTAGAGTGAAGACCACTCTTCCATGAACTTGCCCATAGTGGGCTTACCATTGTAGACAGCTGAGTTGTTTGCTAGTGAGCGGTATGAGTGTGACTCAAACCAGTTACCTGACTTAGCACCCGCCATCTCACGGTCTTCAAGGTCGGATAGAGAGATCATTGCTGATCGTCGTACCCCACCAACGATGACTGATTGTGCAATGACACAACAGATGTCGTGACACTCAAGTGTAGATAGTCTACGGCCTCGAGCCTTATACATCGTGTTGCTTACAAACTTGAAGACTGACTCTAGTGGGGCTGGCCCTGAGGCGCGGCCACCGAATGTCTTAAGTCTTGCACCCTTTGGGCGTACCTTGGAGGTATCCCAGGTTGGGTGAATGCCAGCATATAGGCTTGCCATCAAAGTCTCGAGGGCATCACACCAGCCTTCACGGCTGTCCTCGACCATGATACAAGTATCATGTGCGCGGGTGATGACTGAAGGTACAACAGCGAGTGAGTCAACACATCGACGTTCTACTGAGTAGCCTACACCAGTTCCGCACATGAGGATGTACTGAAGGCTAGAGAAAGAACTGATTGAGTCAATCTCTAAATAGGCACAGTTATATAGTGCGGTGTGGTCACGATCAAGTGCGTCACCCGCCGTCATTAAAGCCCGCATACTAGGGAAGACATCACGGTTACGTACTGCTTCCTTAATGTCGGGACGCTCTAGCAGGGATGGTTCCTTCTCTGTGAAGTAATTCCACCATCGGTCTACTGTTTCGTCCCATGTCTCTCGTCGTTGAAGTTCTTCACGCCATCGGGCATAGCGTGAGATTGCAATAAATTCATTAAAGGTATCCATTACTTTGTTCCTGTAGTTCCGAACCCCTCAGGTGAGCGGTCGGTGTCTCTATTGATTGCCTGTACGGATACAAGATCTGGAGAGATGTAAGTTAAGAAGATGAGTTGAGCCACACGGTCACCGTCATGAACAATAAACGGTTGTTTACTTGTGTTCTTGAGGGCAATGCGGATCTCACCAGTGAAGTCGGAGTCGATGATTCCGATAGAGTTAGCTAGAGTA